CGGGCATACTATTAGTGATATTCTTTTTGAGGATAAAGACAAGTCATATAATATTTTTATAACTAAAAATAACGAAGTTTTACCTTGGAAAAAATTTAATGCTAATATGTCAATTTCTGTAGAGTATGATCTTAAATATTAATGAAAAGCTTATATAGTTTTATTGTTAAACCATTAAGTAAAAGATATGATAATACAAAGAAGATCAATGATAAAGCCTTCATTGTTAACACTAGTATTGAAGATCACAAGTTTGTTAGTAAAAAAGCTGTTGTTGTTTCTACACCAGCAGCTTATAAAACTAAAATAAATATAGGAGATGAATTATATATTCACCATAATATATTTAGAAGATGGTATGATCAAAAAGGTAAAGAAAGAAATAGCTCAACTTATTTTAAAGATGATTTATATTTTGTTTCACCAGATCAAATCTATATGTACAACTTAAAACCACATTTAGATTATTGTTTTATAAAACCATTAAAAAACCAAAGCTTCTTAGAAAACAGAAAAGAACAACCTAATGTTGGTATAGTAAAATATTCTAATAAGCTCTTAGAAGCTGCCGGAATAATACCTGGAACACTTATTACGTTTACCCCAAACTCTGAATTTGAGTTTATTATAGAAGGTGAACGACTCTATTGTATGAAATCAAATGATATAGCTTTAACGCATGAATACCAAGGAAACGAAAAAGAAAATAATCCAAGCTGGGCAGCGAGCCATTGAAGAACTAATTAAAGTAGCAAAAGAAAAGATTGTAGACTCAGACGACGACGTAAGCGCTGACAGATTAAAAAATGCTGCTGCTACTAAGAAATTAGCTATCATGGATGCTTTTGAAATATTAAATAAGATTCAAACAGAAGAAGATTTATTAAATCAAAAACCAAAAGAAGTTAAAGAAGAAAAAACTTTTAGAGGTTTTGCGGAAGGAAGAAGTAAATGAGTTACGAGCAAACTCTTTGGAAAGAGGTTAAGGATTTAATTAATCCTAAGATATTAAAGAAACAAAATCGTTTCAAAAAATGGGAGTATGGTTACAACTCTGATTATGATTTTATAGTAATAAGCAAAACTGGACAAATTGGACAAGTTATTGAAATACAGAATCTCAGGATTGCTTTACCAGCAACAAATGAACCGTTTAAACGAAGCGAAAAAAAAGAGGATCAGTATTGGCACAAAGCCGAATATCCAAAAGAATTAAGCAAAATTAAATCTAGGTTTGACTGGGAAGATTATGACACTGAATTTAAAGAAAAGTGGTATGATTACATTGATAAAGAATTTACTAGAAGAGAAGAAGGATTTTGGTTTTATAACAATGGTGCTCCTACTTACATTACTGGCACTCATTACATGTACTTGCAATGGTCAAAAATTGACGTTGGAGCACCTGACTATAGAGAAGCAAATAGATTATTCTATATATTTTGGGAAGCATGTAAAGCAGATACGAGATGTTACGGTATGTGCTATCTTAAAAACAGAAGATCTGGATTTTCATTCATGTCTTCGGCAGAACTCGTTAACCAAGCAACAATATCGTCAGATGCAAGATTTGGTATATTATCTAAATCAGGATCTGATGCTAAGAAAATGTTTACAGACAAAGTGGTTCCAATATCTGTCAATTATCCATTTTTCTTCAAACCGATTCAAGACGGTATGGATCGTCCCAAGACAGAGCTAGCTTATAGAGTACCAGCTAGTAAACTTACAAGGCGTAAAATAGATGACAAAATTAAATTAAAAGAACTTCATGGTCTTGATACAACTATAGATTGGAAAAATACTGGTGACAACTCTTATGACGGTGAAAAGCTAAAACTATTAGCTCATGATGAAAGTGGTAAATGGGAAAGGCCTGACAATATATTAAACAACTGGAGAGTAACAAAAACTACACTAAGACTAGGAAGAAAAATAGTAGGAAAGTGTATGATGGGTTCAACTTCAAACGCATTAGATAAAGGTGGAAACAATTTCAAAAAACTATACATCAATTCGGATATTGAAAAAAGAAATAGAAACGGACAAACATCTTCTGGACTCTATAGCTTGTTCATACCTATGGAGTGGAATTACGAAGGATTCATTGATGCTTATGGATTTCCTGTCTTCACTGGAGGTGAGAATACAGTCAAAGGAGTTGATGGTTATGACATTACAGGCGGAGTTATCGAACACTGGCAAAACGAAGTTGATGGATTAAAAGATGATTCAGATAGTTTAAATGAATATTATCGACAGTTCCCAAGAACTGAACAACATGCTTTTAGAGACGAAGCAAAAAACAGTCTATTTAATTTAACTAAAATATATCAACAAATAGATTTCAATGAAGAAATGGCTAATGAAAAAGTCGTGACTAAAGGTAGTTTTATTTGGGAGAACGGTGTAAAAGATACTAAAGTTTTTTTTATGCCAAATAAAGATGGTAGATTTTTAATATCATGGATACCTTCAGATAATTTGCAAAACAAAATAATTTTAAAAAACGGTTTAAAATGGCCTGCAAATGAACACGTTGGAGCTTTTGGTTGTGATAGCTATGACATATCAGGAACTGTTGATGGCAAAGGATCTAACGGATCACTACATGGTTTGACTAAGTTCTCTATGGAAGACGCACCACCTAATCATTTCTTTTTAGAATATATATCTAGGCCTCAAACAGCTGAAATATTTTTTGAAGATGTTTTAATGGCTTGCATATTTTATGGTATGCCTATACTTGCTGAAAATAATAAACCTAGATTATTATATTATTTTAAAAGAAGAGGGTACAGAGGCTTTTCTATTAATAGACCTGACAAAGTTTGGAATAAATTATCTACAACAGAAAAAGAAATTGGTGGAATACCTAATTCAAGTGAAGATATAAAGCAAGCTCACGCAGCTGCTATAGAAAGTTATATAGAAGAAAACATTGGATATTTAGAAGACAAGACTGGTGATATGTATTTTCAAAAAACACTAGAAGACTGGGCTGTTTTTGATATAAACAACAGGACTAAGCATGATGCGTCTATAAGTTCAGGTTTAGCTATTATGGCTTGTAACAAGAATAAATACAGACCTAATCCAAAAGTAATAAAAAGCAAGGTTAATCTAGGTATTAAAAAATACAATAACAAAGACATTATCTCTAAAATTAATAAATAAATGCAAATAACAACTTATAACGGCAGTTCTTTCCCTGATCAGGTGGTACCTGAAGAGGTTAAAGCTTCTATTGATTACGGCAGACAGGTTGGTAGAGCTATCGAAGGTGATTGGTTTTCCGGAACTAGAACTGGCGTGCAGGGTAGATATAACACTAATTATAATAATTTTAGAAATTTAAGACTGTATGCTAGAGGCGAACAATCTGTACAAAAATACAAAGATGAACTCGCTATAAACGGTGATTTATCTTATTTGAATTTAGACTGGAAACCTGTTCCAGTTATTCCTAAATTTGTAGATATTGTAGTAAACGGCATGGACAGCAAACTTTACGAAGTAAAAGCTTTTGCGCAAGATCCAACTTCTTTAAAACAAAGAACTAATTACGCCCAAACTATAATGCGAGACATGCAAGCTCAAGATCTTATAAATCAGATTAAAGATGTAACAGGCATGGACATGTATTCTACTTCAAATCCTCAAGATCTTCCTCAAAACAAAGAAGAGTTAGATGTTCATATGCAGTTAACATACAAACAGTCTATAGAGATAGCGGAAGAAGAGGCTATAAATAACACATTAGATTTTAACAAATATGACTTAACTAAAAGAAGAATATGTGAAGACTTAGTTGTGTTAGGTATTGGCGCTGTTAAAACTAGCTTTAATTTATCTGAAGGCGTAACTATAAAGTATGTTGACCCAGCATCACTAGTATACTCTTATACTCAAGATCCTAATTTTCAAGATTTGTGGTATGTAGGAGAAGTTAAATACATAAGTTTAAGCGAGCTTAAAAAAGAATTTCCAGCATTAACAGAAAAAGATTTAGAAACTATACAGCAATATCCAGGAAGTGCTAGCTATAATTATCAATTCAACGGTAGAAATGATGGAAATAGTATTGCTGTATTATACTTTGAATACAAAACTTATCAAGATCAAGTTTTTAAAATAAAAGAAACAGCTACAGGTTTAGAAAAAGCATTA